CCATCCGATATTTCTTTCTTAATTTCCTTATCCATTTCTGTAATCTGTTCATCGGTCTGCTGGAGAATGTTTCTCCGTACCCACTGCTCGGAGTAATAACGACCAACGTAGTCGTTCATATCACGCAGCAGATTCAGACGATCTTGAACAAGCTCAGCGTGCTTCAGTTCGTAGAAGTGGTTATCCTGCATAAAGTCAACGCGGATATCCTGTGAAATTTCCTTCCACTCGTTCTCGTTTACAACCGCTTTTGAGATTAGCTGTGTTTTCAGCATATCCATAAAGACGTGAGAGAACTTTTTACGGAGACGATTAATAAACTTCTGGAACTTAAGCTCGTCACGTGTAATTTCTGTCGCGCGACCCATCGAGAATGGCGAATCTTGTTCAAGCCTATTCGTTGGAACATTCAGTGACTTATACAACTGCTTTTGGAAATATACAACATCGTCGATCTGACCCAGGTTATCACCGCCAGGCAGAGTCGAGATTTCAGTCCCTCGGCCGCCTTCCTTACGTGGCAGCCAGAAGTCTTCAAGCATTGACATGTGTTTCCGATCGTCGCGCATCTCGCCTGTATTTGCATCGTAGACCATTTTGTTACGATACTTGGACATAATATTCCGCATGTACTCCTCTGCTTTACCTTTCGGCAGGTTACCTACGTCGATATAGAAAATCCGACGCTCGGGAGCACGTGAGAGACGATAAATGACCAGCGAATCCTCCATCATGCGGAGCTGATTCACTGGCTTTAGTGCCTTATGTAGGTACGAAAGTACCCTTTTCCGCGACGAGTCTGTGACACCAGAGGTTGCGTATGTAATCGCGTCAGGTGAAATCTTCAGGCCTTGTGACATCTGCGTGAGTGCCTGGTTCTGATATACAAAATACTCATCGACTCCGGTCACAACCTTCGATCGAGTTTTCTCGTCGTATTCTTCCTTGACCTCACGGACCTTACGAATTTTATTTGGATCAATATAACGAACCTCAAGAATACCTTTTTTCGGATTCTTTTGGTCTATAATTTTATGATAGTAAATCTTACCGTCAATATACCAACGACGGAAGATATCATGACCTCGAAAGTTAAAATCAAGAAGTTCGACCACCTGGTCAAATTCCTTGTAGATCATTTCCTTAATATTATCAGGCTGATCAAGATCATCTAGGTTAATTGTAACAGGTGCTGATGAGTCGTCGGATACAATTGCCTCGTTGACAATATCCTCAATTGCTGCATCACACTCGGGATTCTGTGCTAAATCTCTGTACTTGTACAGCAGATCCTGGTCAGTACCAGAACCGGTTCCTTCAAGGTCTACATACGAGCCATAGTAGCCGCCCGCGTTGATAACCTGTCCGGTACCATCTTCGGCAGTCGGCGGTACAAATGAAACTTTACGAGAGTCTTCTTTTTCGTCTTGAGACTTTCGCTTGATCTCAAAGCCAAACAAAGAAAAACCTTGACCGTCTGTTTCTGCCATATTATCTACACTCCAATATCAAATAAAAAGACATCAGGGGAGGCAAACCTCCCCGTCAGTCTCCACCATTATTTATTTAGGTTGTCGTTCCTGATTCCCAGTAGTCAACCTGAAGCTCGACCTCGAACTCTTCGATCTCGTTCTCAGTGTCATATGACACGTCGATCGCACCGACAGATGTCGGGAAAGTGCCCTTAAAGTCGTACCGCTTAACAGCAACACCAGACTTATCAAGCTGCTCAATGAGGACGTCAGCCTTGTAATCCGTAGGATTGGTAAGACCTGTGTTCTCGGTGTGAGCATTGATTCCGTTCATCCAACGCTCGAAGGCGTTACGAATCGCGAAGTCGGTGTCGTTGATAATGGTAATTGTCCAGGGCTCGAATGTACGATCACCGGCAATCTGCAGATTACGTCCACGGAATGGAACCGCAATCGTTTCGATTGTCGAAGCCGGCAGCTGGGCCGACTTACACATAAACGAGGTCAGCTCGACGTCGCCAGCCGCATACCCAGGGTATGTGACCGTAGCCCGAAACAGATTCGACCGTGCGCCGCCACCTGTAAGCTTGGACTTGAAATCATCGATATTCAATGACATTTTATCTACTCCTTATTGACCGGCAATCTCAGAGAACTCAACACCGGTACGGACCGCGATGAAGTTCAATGTGATAAAGTTAATGGAACGCGCCGGCTTAATGTAGATGTCAGCAACGAAGCGGTTTGTATCAATGACCTGAGGTGTGTTATTTGTCTCGTCACACACAACAAGAAAATCGGTCATACCACGTCGACCCTGGACATCACGCAGGAACGGCTCGACCAGATTACGGAACTGAGCCCGTGTAAACTGGTCATTCAGTTCAAACAGCTGGAATTTGGCAGCTGTTGAAATGGCCTTCTCAAGTGTAATAAACAAACGACGGACGTTAATCCGATCGAATGCCGAAGGTCTTGCCTGCGCAGTCTTGTCACCGAACAGAATTGTACCCTGACCAGGGAATGAAACAAGCGGATTCACGCGAGCCTTATAAAGGGTATCGCGCTCGGCCTTCCGTGGGTTAAACGCAAGCTTCGTGACACCGCGGAGCTGACCACGATTGAAACCAGCAGGTGAGAACCAAGGATCCTGAACATCATCAGTAAATGCACAAAGACCCGCAACAGCACCAGCTCCGACAATATAACGGAATGTGTCGTTATACTTGTCATAAACATAGAGAGCGCCTGAATCAAGCACACCGTATGATGACGAGGTCAGCTGGTCAGCCCAAGCCTTTACGTCCTCTGTTGCGTTCACGTTATTGATTGTCCGTGAAACTGCAGGTGATGCAAACGCAACAACGTCCTTACGATCCTCTGCAATTGCAATGAGGTAGTTTGCAAGGGTTACGTCCTCAGGATCAGAAGCGGCAACACCAATGATGAAATTAATGTCGACAGTCTCTGCGTCATCGAACAGGTCGTATGCAAGCTGAAGCTCGCCGACCGAAGGCTCCGCTGACGTGCCGTCACTACCGCCTAGGAAGTCATAATCAAGAACTTCGTCTGCAGTAGTGAAGGTTGACACCTCATTTGAGGTTGACCCTGTATCAGGAAGCTCGTCCTCGGGCCAACCGACCCATACAAAGCGTGACTGCTCGTTGAGAACCTTGACATAATAGTTTGTCGCGCCAGCATTTGTACGCGCATCGGATGCCTGTGACAGACCCTGGAAGATCTCTAGTACCTCACCAGGTGTACCAGTAATATCACCTGCGTCATCATACACGACGACATGAAGCTCGTCATTTGAAACGCCCCTTTCGGCAGCCCAGTCGGTTGTACCAGGAGCAAAATCAAACAGGTTTGAGAACATGAAATCCGATGATTCAAATGCAGTCGCGTTTGTAACAAGGGCAAGTCCAAGTGAATTACCCAGGACACCTGGATACTTGGCTACGAAATAATTGTCTGACGTGAACATCTGATCTTCAAAATCCGCCTCGTTCTTGACAAGAACGCCGGATGACTGAGAAGCGTTAAGCTGTCCATCGTTAGCTGTACGCACGACACGCAGATCATTTGCATACTGCAAGAACTGTGCGGCGGGCATGAAATATTGGAATGTGGTGTTGTCGGGTGAAAAGAATCGATTTACCAATTCATCTTCTGAACCTACCTGAACAATCTCCTCGACAGGACCCCAGCGGAATGCGCCAGCGATAGCACCGATCGAAGTAGAAACGGCAGGAACAACATTGGTAAGATCAATTTCATTGACCTCGACGCCCGGAGATACCTGAAACGCCATGTGTGTTTCCTCTTTTTACTCAGCGGAATTAATAAGATTATGCATAATACGATGTGTTTTCATAGTGTTATTTATAAATATAGGAAACTCTCAGTGAAATATACCGAAGTCACGGGCATCCGACGATATCCATACGTCACCATCGATCACTTCCGTATTATGGTCAAGACCATCGTCCATTTCACCAAATGGAACCATGTCGTCCTCAATCATTTTCATCTGCTCTTCGTACAGCATTTTTTTAATGTCAACATCAGTCTGTTCTGCAAACATATTTGTCGTCGAGAACCAGCCTAAGAGAACAAGATTCATGACCAGATCGTCGTGATTTCCATTTGATGCCGCGTATGACGAACCGTGCGCGACGAATGTAGACAGCTCAACAATTGTGTTGCCATCTCGGATATGAATCTGATCCTGTTCGACAAGATCCTTCATCGTTGAAGTGCCAATCCGTTTCACCTTGCGGTCCATATAGACACCGATACCAGAAGATTTAATTGCGGATTCGACGAACACATTTTCGTATTCAAGTTCGTAATAAAGACCATTGCATACAACGGTTCCCTGGTCATTGTTCTCAATCAAGACATACGCTTCGTTATAGGTCTTTGCATACTTGTAGATCACATCAGGAAACAACAGAGGTGAAATCAGGTTGTCCTGAAATACAGCGACCTGCCGAAACGGTTTGGATGAAATGTCAATGATATTAAACGTCGAGTAGTCCTTACCGCGGCCTTTACCTACATCGACGAACATCATGTATTCTAAATCAGGGTTAGGTCGTTCGTATACTCGGACCTTGTCCTGCTCGTAGATTGGATTCTCTGCCTTCAGTTTCAGCAGCTTGTCACCAGAGATCAGCGTGTTGCCTGAACCTAGGAAGTCATTTCCAAACTCCTGATTAAACTGAAGTTCTGACGTATTTGCAATTGTCTCTAGTTTCCAATTCTCGTCACGACCAGGGACGTCCCACCAGTCAATCCGAAATGGAGCAAAGTTATTGGTACCCTGAACGGCGCCTTCCCACAGTTTATGGAAAACATTACCAATACCCTTCGCAGTCGAAGTAATAATAATCTTTGTGCTTTTGCCTGACGAGATAACAGGATACGTCGATGTATAAAACTCTGTATCGTTTTGAACTAATGCAAACTCGTCAAGAAAAATCAGGTTTGCCGAGAAGCCTCGGATTGATGACGACGATGTTGACGCTGCAATGATCCGAGAGTTATTCGAGAATTCAATCGACGTCTTGTTCAGTGCCTTACAACCGGGCTGAAGGAAAAATGGCAGATTCTCAAGTGCAAGTGTCACACGCCCGAGCATTTCCTTTGCGGTAGCACCCTTGTTTGCAAGAATTGCAATAGTCTTCTCGGGATTGAATATTGCGTACCAGAGGAGATACACGACGGACGATATTGATTTACCGGACTGACGACAAGCAAGAACAATCGAGAAACGATTCTCGTTAAAGTGCGAGAACATATCCTGCTGATAGGGATATAGTTCAAAAGGAACAAGGCCGCCATCGAGAGAAATCACTTTGATGTAGTTCTCGGCAAAGTAGACTGGATCCTTGAGACACTTTGCGTACTCGTTGATTTCGTCCTGTGTCCAGTTTTGCTCAACACCGTCGCGTTTGACGTTTGCGTTACCTAGATATGATAGGTTTGATTGATTCTGAAGCCTCTGCTCGGACATAATCAGTCCTCGTCGTCTTCGTAGTCATTATCTGTCTGATCAATCGTTTTTGCTTTCTGATCTATTTTATTATGAAGCATCCGCTGGAGATCAGTCGTCGATCCAACGTATACATTATTCTGCGTCATTGAATTTGGCAGCTGCTTTTGCTGGTCCTCGGTATTCCGCACGTCCTTGGTCTTTTTCTGAAGCTCCATCAGACGGTCAGCAACCTCGGCATTCTGTTTAATCATATTCGAAAGAACTTCGAACGCACGTGGATGCTCAGATTCACGAGCCAGGTCAAGCATCAGATCAATGGCTTCGTCGCCCTTCTCCGCAAGATTATAGTACTTTGATCTTGCAAAATCGTAGTCGTCTTGGATCTCGTTTTCATTACTCATGGCGCAGTATCATATACCTCTTCAATTTCATCAGCAACAATGGATGCTCCAGACTGATCGCCTACGATTGTCTCGCCATCCTCAAATCGGTCATCAGGTACGGCAAGCGTGACCGTATTACCATCTATTTCTGATACAAGAGCTGTGGCACCAGACGTTGACCCTACGACACTCTCAGACTGCTGTAACGTACCGGTTGATGTTGTAAATGTGACGACAGCACGATCATACAGATATGGATTATATGAAACATCGATTGTAAAGTTGTCATCCTCGGTTGCAGTTTTTGGTGTAATAGTCAACAGAGACGACGAAAGCACTGGACCTGCCCTGGTCATGTCTCGTTCGGCAATATCAACTTTTGCTTCCTTAATGACCGCCTGATCGTGATACACAGGACCATAGTAATTAATCCGTGTATCAAATGCCAGTCTGTAGATCAATGATCGGCGCGAGAGAAAATCCCCTTCGTAGTCATCTTCCATCGAGACAGAGTTCAGAACAAATGGCATATCGGACTTAAAATTATTATCCAGCTCGTTGACCGTGACGGTATATTCGGGCTGAAAATATGGAAGGATCTGTTCAAGGATCTGAAGCGAATCCTCGGTATGACGAGCAATAATACTCAGTTCAAA